AGAATATCACTACAATCGCCGTGATACAAAGTGACGCAATCATCCTGGTAGTATGGAGTCATCGTCCCCTATTCCTTCTAACAGCTCAGGATGGGCATAGCAACAAACATCTGCAATGTGCTTAGGCAGATGCCCCTCTGCTATTATGTTCTCAATGTGACCGCAGACAAAGGGCCTCTCGACGCCTCTCTTGTTCTTCCAGGTCCCCACCTGCACTAGCTTTTCTTGAAGCAGCGGAGCAGAGTACCGGACACTATAGATATTACACGATCCGTCGGTCGCCTGTCTGGGGCATCTGACAGGCTCCTCTCCGACTGGGTAAAGTGTGCAGCACTTACCGCCACACACCTCCATACAGTATCGGTCTTTCTTATCCATCTATCTTCTGCTTATCTGATTTCTGGGCAATCTCTACGGCCTTAGCGCGACCATCTTCGTAAGAGACGTCCTTACCGCCATTACGCATCTTCAAGACCTCTTTGGTCGTTGGAACCATGCGCTCTATGGCATCTCTTGTGCGCTCTTCTGGAGTCATCTGATTCCTCCAGCGCTGCACTTCCGCATTGGACTCCCACTTTTCCTTCAGAGCTTCTTTACGCTCCTCCTTGGCCTGAGCATACGAATCCTTTAGCGCCTGAAAAGCTGGAAGGCTCTCTATGGTGTGCATGATACCCCTTCCGCCGCGCCTCTCTGGGCGAGGAGGAGGTTTAGAACCCAATCTGTCTTTCTTAATAAATACCGCCATGAGTTATGCCTCTACCTTCTTCTGAACCGATTGCTTAACTTCGAGCTTCTTCTGCTCTTCGGCCAACTTCCTCTTGAGTACATTGAGTTCGTTCTCGTACTTCTCTTTCTGCTCATCCCAGCCAATCTCGCTGGCCATCTTCTGCTTGACGAACTTCTCTAGGGCATCCCATGGGTTAATGCCAGAACCCTGCGAGTAGTGGCGAGCCTTAGCAGCTCTACTAGGGCTCTGATCGGAGAACTTAGGGAAATTACCGTAATCAAGAATCCTAAATCCCTTCTGAAGGTAAAAGTCTACATGATGCCCAATATCTGGGCGGCTCTCCGCGTTGAGGGTCATTAGACCAGTGCCAAGGCGTCTTTCACCATCGCCCAGCAAGTGCCACTCTTTGGTCTCAAAAAGGATGTAGGCGTAACTTGGTCGCCTCCAGCCTGTGAGATAGTTAACTGTTTCCTCTTTGGGTTGAACGATTGTCTTGTAGACTTCTTGCTTCATGAGTTTCTTAACTCCAATAAAAAAGGGGCGGTGAGGATATACAACTCCTCACCGCCCCTAGCTTACCTAATATTAGGTATCGCTCAAGAGCTTCACGCCGCAGAGGTCGTTGAACTCAAGTACGTCATAGAAGAAGTATGTAGCGTACTCAGTGTAGAAACCTTCAGCGCCCTTCTCCTTAACCCATGTTACTGGAGCTGGAGCAAAGAATCCGGCGAATGTCCACATCGGATGGAAGATAGCCTGAACGGTATCACCACCTGAAGTTGCATGGCCAGAAGTAGCGTAGAAGTCAATCGAGCCAAGAAGCGAACCAACGTAGCAGTTAGCTTGAGGAGTGCCACCCAATACCTCTAGGTAGCTCTCGTTGCTCCATACTGAAGCACCCGACTGAACGATCTCCTTCTTGATGTTGTAGTGACCACGGTGAGAAAGAACGGCCTTCAGCGGAACTTCCTTGTTAGGACACTCCGAGTTGAAGATGTTGAACTGACCGAGCATTACATCGTCAATCGTAAGGATGCTTGAAGAAGTTACAGAGGTCGCAAGACCAGAGAAAAGTCCGAGCGCATCGTTATCTACGAAACGAGCAATTGCTGAACCGTGCTCTGTAGCAAGACGATCGGCAGTAATGTTTCCGAACTGTCCCTGCTCAACAGAAACACCAGAAACAACAGCACACTTAGCAATCGTAGCGCTTACAGAAGAATCCGTTAGCTCTCCGTTTGCATCTGGTGCCAATGCTGTAGCCTCAGCAAGGCTTGCAGCAGTCAAAGTCCCACGGCGTGTGAGCTTTGCAGTCATCGTACCCTGAGGAAGACCCTCGGTGTACATAAGGGCCATCATACAGTTGGCCTTTACAAGCGCTGGGGAAATACCAGCTGCGAGAACGTCAGTGACGTTAACGCTATTTCCAAATTCGGTTATGTTGCTTACCGCACCCATACTTATTCCTTAAAAATTAAAATCGTTAAACAGCCTTTGTAAGAGCAGCGAAGAAGTAACTAGAGCCGTTACTTACAACGAGCTTTACAGTTGTGTTGGCACCATTGTCATCCTGGATAATTACCTTACCAACCTGCGAGGCTGCGCTGCCAAGGGCAGCTACTAGCTCTGCATTAGTTGGGGTAGTTACATCCGCAGTATTAACAGCAGTGGCGATACCATTGACAGCTCTTACACCATCAAGATCTCGAAATTGCGTTGCCATAAAAAATAATCCCTTTTTATGCGTTTATCGGCATAGTTCTTAAAATCTTTTGAACCGCCGCGGGGTCTTCCCTCTTTAGCCTTTCTAAAACTTCCTTTGGGTTCGGCATGCTTTGAAGTTCCGCATAGCTTTGAGGAACCTTATTGGAAGTACGCACGCCAGACTTCTGTCCTGGAGTTGCATCCTTCACGCCGCTTACGCCAGAGGCTTTAGCAAGACTCGGATACCGCTCAACAAGATAGTCGCCATACTCTTTTAGAGTCATAGGGCGAGCACCTTTGTAAAGCACGTCTCCGTTATCGTCTTTTACGACGATAGAACCATCTTCGTCTAAATCGCAGGACTCTTCCACTTCCTTTTTTATCCACTTCATTGCGTCTGTGTTGAAAAGACTGCCAATTTCCGACATGACTTTATCAGTTACTGCTAGGGTTTTGTTGACCTTAGCCAGCCCCTCTAGCTGCTCTCTGAGTCCATCGCGCTCTGTCTCTAATTCATTGCGGATCTTATCGAGCTTTCTTTGAAACAGCTCCTCCATTTTCTGTGGATCTTTTTCGGCAGCCTCGCGCTCCTTTTCCTCCAACTTGGTCTTCAGCAAACGATACTCTTCTGGATCTATGTCCTTATAAACTGATGCCATGCGGGCGTACTCTTTTTCCTTAGTGGCCAGTAAACCCTGAAGGCGTTGGATCTTATCTTGCGCCTTCTGCGTCTCGTCGTTTGATTGAGTGTCATCTGCTGCTGCTGTTGTGGTGTTTGTCTCGTCGCTCATGGTGCCTGTCGTAATTTGGTTTTAATTATTTCTATCTGCTCATCAGTAAGGCCAAAAAAGCCTCGACCTAAAGCCTCATTCTCTTCGACCTTGTAGCTCTCACTCCCAAAACTCATGACTCCGGTAATAGAAGCCTCTCCTTTTAAGAATGAAAGTTTGAATGCTCTAAACATATCGCCAGTGTAGGTTAGGTCAACATATGCTGTTTGAAGACCGGCGGCCTGCCTGGCTTTTTTCCACTTAGCGCTGTACTTGCTAAACTTCTTCCCGTCGAAGCCTATACCCTGTTGGGTTCTGGATTGTATGCGATCCTTTTCAACGCCAACGGCCTGTTTAAATACAGGGACTAGCTTCCCTATGCGCTTACCTACTGCGATATTGATGACATCTAAGTTGCTAATCTTTAAATCCATCGGGTCTCCTTATAGGTATTAATACATGCCTACATCCCCAGCCTCCGCAATACAGGTGGGCTGGAATTCCTTGGCCATTATCCCAAGTATACACCGCTTCCATTGGATAAATGTTATTAACTCTCTCGGCGCAAAAGGGTCTATTCCGGCCATCCCTTGGACCTGCGTACAGAACGAACCTCCCCCCTTGCTCTAACGCTATCATCCTGGAATAGGTCGAGCTTGCAGTTTTTAAGTCGTTAGAAAGTGCGCCGATAATTCTGCCAACAGGAGCTTCTGTTACATCAAAGTCCGTTATCGGCTCTTCTGATATGATAGAGTCGGCTAGCCTTTGACGCACCTCGTTAGCGTATGCTCTGCTCATAATTTCAATATTCTGTCGCCTTGAGTTAACAAAAACAGCAAGAGCAGACTGCGGAACCTTACCGCTCTTTGGCGGGGCTTCTCCGTCGTTAGCGAATATATAAAGATCTTCCATCATAGAAGCCTGTAGGTCGAAGATATCTTGGATGCTTTCTATGTGAGCAAATATCTCTTCATCTTCTAGGATTAAAGACTCCATACCGCCTAGAAGCCTTAAAGCTTCTCGTTTCCTAAGCTCCCTATTTGGCAGCAGGGAGAGTTCTCTTAAGATCTTTCTTTGCATTAAAGATACGAGGGTGGACACAAATCCATCCACCTCTCGATCTATGGTCCTAACATCTCTAGAGACTCTTTGATTGACCTCATCGACCCTCGGCATCTCTTATCCTTGGCTCTGGTAGTGGTACATTAACATTACCCCCTTCTACTCCCGATGCAGTTAAGCCTCTAGGTAGTGCTTTCTGGATAAAGGTTGGAAGCGGATCTAGTTTATCAATATCAGAGATAATCTGAGAAAGCTCATCTTCGCTATAACCCATAGTAGCTGCGACTTTCTTAAGGTGCGCTTTTCTCCACGATTCTATGTTTCTAATCTCATCTCTATATGCAAGGAAGAGCTGTATCTGCTGATTTACATCATCCGCAGTAATATCTCTTGATAGAGTAACGCGCCCCTGAAAATCCTCGACGCCTTTAAAGCGAGCGTAGTGCCTCAATGCATCATTGATGCAACCCTCCAACTCCCCAACGGCATGGATAAGAAGAGCTATAAGCTCTGTGCTCATCTCTCGTAGGGTGGCAGCCCCTGGGGCCTCATTAGATGATGTAGAAACTCCGCGAGTGCGATTAAATGCGACTCTGTAGAGCTGATCGACCGTCTGGTTGATAGCGGCAACAAGTGCCTCTGTAGAAGCTGGCTCGATAACGTATGGCTTGGCCTCCTGAGGTAGTACAGATACCGCATACTCTGAAATGCTTATCAGATGCTTGTCCTGCAAATCGCCGGAGACGAAAACCCTCTGGAACGCTTGGGTGTTGAGCTGGTTGTAATAGGCCGACATGAGGTTATAAAGTACCAACTGAAGCTCGGATACGTCCTTGACCCATGAGACGTTGTTCATTGTGATTGCTACAGGGATCTCAGAGAACCCCTGTAGTGGAATATCGGCGCTCACAACTTCCCACTCTTCGGTCTCTTCGTTTTCTTTGTAAATAGAAACAAAGACGCCGCCTTCTTTTCGCTCGATAATCTTGCAGTACTCTATCTCTTCGGGTTCCTGAGTGAATGAGGATCGCGGAGCAATAACCTCATACTCATAGCGAATTCCGTTATACTTCCTATCCTCGCCAATCTCCCAATCCTTTAGCTCTAACGGGTCTATCATTTCCATGTATGGGCGAAAGCCACTAAGAGCCTCTTCCACCCTAGAGCGAGCCGTATTCTCCGGAGCGTCTACGAGAACACACGCCTTACCATCTCTAAAGAATGATACTGCTATGTCGTTCATTAGGAAATTTTGGAGACTAGAGCCCTTACCGTCTATGTTGTGAATGTCATCACCAAGCATCTGGGCTGTCTGTTCATCCAGTCGCATAGGCTTCGACAATGCCATGGAGATCCATGTGGAGATGACGGGTTCGAAGAGATTAAAGTACCTGGATCGCATGGCGCGAATGCGGCGGATCTTCGCCCCTACGGTTTCCGATACGCCAGAGGATGGATCGGTAGATGCCGCCTGGTTGGAGAACTCTAGCTCATGCGGCCAAAGGTACTTCTGGCCCACGAGTTTCTCCCTGTCGCCTTCGTAAAGGACGCGATAGGTTTCGAGGGCGTCCTCGGACTCCTCGTACTCTGGATGATCGTAGAACTTAATACCCTTTGTCATAAAGTCGCTCCCAACGGCCTTGTATAATCATAAAGACCATCAATCTTAATGTTTCTAGATAACTGAAAGAGACAGTAGGTACATGCATCTGCATAGTGCGTCCAATCTTCCTCTCTTGGCTTCTCTATTTCAAATGTACCCTCTTTTAAAGAAGTCTTCACGAAAGATTGTATAAGCCTTCGGCAACTTACATCCACATAGAACTTTTCATACGCCATAAGCGCCGCCACCTTCTCTAGTCTGTGCTTAATCTGTGGATTCTTTCGGTCGGCAACGATTGAGACATTATAGAAGCCCAAAGACTGAAGGTAGTGCTGAATCGATGTGTAATCAGACCCTGCGGTGTGTATGTTTCGTGAATATCCAGAAGCATCGCCAAAAACCTTAATTGGAGTGGAGCCATATTGAGACGCTGGAAAGTGCGCGGCAAACTCTGCAATTGCGTCCATCAACCCTCGGCTCTCTCCGCTGCTTTCGGCAAGTGCCACTATGTGGTGATTGCGAGGCGCAAACGGACCCTTTTGAACTCTAAACTCCTGCATGGCCACCCAGGCCAGCGGGCTTACGTTGAAGTCAAAGGACAAGAGAATCGGCTGGTCTGGGCTTGGCGTAAAGGCATTGGTGACGTTCCTAGATTCCACGAACTCCCAGTATGCCGAGCCTTTGGTGAACTTCGTAAAAACTCCTTTTTCATAGCTCAGGGCTTTCGCCGGATCGTAGGCATACACGTCCCGAATCTTCGTCTGGGCATAGACCTCCGGTGAGGGCATGAGGTGCTTATTCATTGTGGTCTCCACAATAAAGCGACGGAAGTTTCTCTCGGCGTCCTCCCTGGAGTAG